ATCGCGATAGACGCGGCGGAGATTTCCGAATGGGATTCTTCACGCGTAGTCGTAGGGAGAATTTAAAAAATGATAGTCGATAAAATCGAAAACCACGTTCAAGAAGCGCGCGACCGATTGATTTCTCAATACAAGGACGCGCCAAATCTTACGGCGATTCTCGACGCTTTCGTGACCCAAGTTCAAGACCTCGAAGACGCTTCTCACTCGCTTTATTTGGGACGTTGGATTGACGAAGCGGTCGGACAAACGCTCGACGATTTTGGGACCATTGTCGGTCAAGAGAGACTCGGCTTTGACGACGATTTTTATAAGATTCTTTTATATTCGAAAATCGGAGAGAACGTCTCTCAAGGAGAGACGGTTCGCGTCGTCGACGTTTATAAAATCATAACAAGAGCGGAACGGGCGGAGCTTCAAGAACACTTCCCGGGCGGAATGATTCTTCTCTCAAACGGGACTATCAATCCGATAACGGCTTCTTTCATTCTCCAAAGGCTCCAAAGAGTCGTCGGAGCCGGGATAAGAGTCGACCGCATTGGTCAATTTTCAAAAACAAACCCTTTCGGCTTTGTCGGCGCTCCCGGGGCGCAAGGGTTTGCGGACATAACACAAACG